AGAATACGTTGAATCTGTCGCTGTTAGCGTCCAAGACGATGGCTCACTGCTCCCGTCTTGCCATATTTTTGCAAAGAGTGATGAGCCGATAATTCTAAATCGTATCCAATAAAATGTATTTGCAGTAAGAGTAAAAGATGTAGTTGCAAGATTGGTAATCGAACCCGAAGAGATTTTGTCAATTGTGAATACTGTAGATGATGGATCGGCCTGCGCCTGATATGCATTTGTGCCAGCGCTGTTGGATCGCAGAATGATACCCGTACCATTGTCGGAGGTGGCATCACAAGCGAAGCGCACCCTTCCTTCACATGTTGTGGCGGTCTGGGTCCCGAGCAGCATGATCTGACGAGCAGATATTCCTGATACCTTGCCCTCATTGCCGGATATGGAGAGCGTTGCTGTACCTACGGGATGTGACCACGTTTCGCCATCTGAAGCTGTCCCCCACGATGAGGCATTATCAGCTCTAGTGAAGGTATCGCTTGCAATTATAGTAAAAGCACTTTTCAGATTAAAGCGAGCAATAAGATCAAGTGCTTTACCTAATCTGAGCCTAGACGCCAAATCAATATTCTTGAGTATTGATAATCTGAAGCGCGTTGCCAGGTCTTGTGCTCTCCCAAGTAAGAGGCGCGTGCCGAGGTTAAGCGCCTCGCCTAATCTGAAGCGTGCTGTTAGGTCTAATGCTTCTTGTAGCCTGAAGCGAGCTGCTAAGTCTTTTGTGCTTATAGCAGAGAGTTTTAAACGTGATGCTAAATCGAGAGCTTTTGCTAAGCGAAGCCGAGCAGCAAGGTCCTGAGCACGACCTAGTCTGAGGCGTGCTGTTAGGTCTAATGCTTTCTGGAGTCCGAAGCGTGATGATAGATCCTTGGTATTGATCGCCGAAAGTTTTAACCTGCTCGAAAGATTTTGTGCTCTTCCAAGTAAGAAACGCGTGCCGAGGTTAAGCGCCTCGCCTAATCTGAAGCGCGATGCTAAATCAAGCGCTTTTTGAAGTCTAAATCTACCAGAGAGATCCTTTGTATTAATTGCAGAGAGTTTCAAACGTGATGCTAAATCGAGAGCTTTCTGAAGTCTGAAGCGAGCTGCTAAGTCTTTTGTGTTAATTGCTGATAACTTGAAGCGCGACGATAGGTCTAATGCTTTGCCTAGCTTAAAGCGGGATGATAAATTAAGTGCTTTGCCTAGCTTAAAGCGGGATGACAGGTCTATTGGTGTCCTGAAATTTGGCGTTGTGACCTGCATGTCGCCAGCGACGCCAGTAGACGAGGATGTAGACTCAAAAATAAGCGGATTATCGTTAGCCGCTCCTGTACCGTCAAACCACCATAAATCAACATATATAAAGTCATTCGGGCCAAATACAACCGCTGGCAGAGAAACTGCTGAAAATGTATAGGTGGCTCTAGATGTTCCCGTGATAGGAACCGCCGCAAGACTCCCAATGGAAGTATAGGATGAGCCGTTGTATTTGAAAAAGCGAACCGTAATATTTGTTGTTGAAGATGATCCTGACCATCCGTGAGCATCCATGTCAGTCTGAAATGACCAGTTTCCCGCAAGCTCTCCTGCTCCTGGCTTGTAGACCCAGCCGTTGCCAGTTGGTGTCGCGGGAATAGCCGAAACAGCACTAACACTTATTCCTTGTGATGTGACTTCTCCATAATTACCCGTGCCCGTAATTGTCGTTGTCTTGCTGGTTTCTGTGCCGCCCGTTGTGTTGAGCGACATATCGCAAGCAGTTGTCAACGTAGCATCTGCTACACTGCTACCTCGAAGTACCAAGGTCGCCATGTTATTCCATCACCTCCTTTCTTGCGTATTTTTTGCTTTTCTATGCCAGATTTAAGCCAACAACAGCATGGCTAATGTTTGATAATGGTGCAATTTCTTCCCGCCATGATCCAAAATCATATATTGATGTCTTATATGCAACAAGGCCTAGTTTTGCATCCCAAATATAACAATGGCATTCACCGCTGACCTTATCGCCTACTGTGCCAACAATCTGACATTCAAATGTCGATGTGTTAGCGCCAAAACCATCAAGAGTCTTTATTTTCATCTGGAAGACACAGCCTCGTTCTTTGACCGGCAATACTGCACTTGAGAATTTATCATGTTTCACTTGATGGATAGGGTTGCCTTTTTCGATGTATGTTACCTGCGTTAGCTCGCTGGGAAACATCAACCAGATCTCTTTGATCTTGAGGATGTCAGGATTAGCGCCACTACACAAATCCAATGACCAATCGATGGGGCGCAGTCCTCCACGGCTCATATCGAAGGTCACGCCACGCTCTGATACTTCGCGGCCTGTTGTGAGGACGCATTTCCACCATGGGAGCTGCGTGTACATTGAGTTTGCGACGGTTAGCAATGATGATTTGATGCTCATAATGTATCTACCTAAGCTAGGCTAGAGGTAAGGTTTTGCTCTTACCTCTAGATCCGTTAATATTAAGAATAAGCGTATTGACACTTTTGTTACTCACTCTTGCGAATGGGGCTAGTGATTTCTCCTAGCCTCTCACTATCTCTAGTGAGGTCGGGCCATACCTTAACCCATCTCTGGGCTCTCCGTGCCTGGTCTCTGAACCTTCATCGTAGAGCTTTTGCTCCTTAGAAGCTCGGCTGCTGATTGCCCTTACCTGCCACTTCTCAAACCTTCGCGCTTGCTCTTTCGGGCTACGCTGTGGTGTAACAGTTTTGCAGGGTTTCCCAGCAATTCTCGGAGTTATTCGATAGCGATTACTCGCTAAAGCCTCACAAAATTTAAGGTTATTACAGGTAACATCGTACCTGTGGACATATTGACGCCTGTAAAAAGCACTAATGTCCAGTTCCATGTATTAGCGGTAGTAGCAGCAGGAGTAGCAGTACACAATATATACTGCGTCCAGCCCTGAGCCGACTGCCATGTCGATAACCATGCGGCACTACTTGGCGACACACTACCAGCGGTTCCCGTTGTTGCGCTGGGATTGGTGCCCACACTGCCAGCCGATGGAGCTTGTGAAGACCCATTGCCATAAGCATTGATCTTGAGATACGACGTTGACGATGTATCCGAAGATTGCCCATTGACAATCGGCGATCCACTTTGTGCCCCTGGCTGTGTACCAGCGCTAGGAGTTGCATGGGTATTGTCGCCAAACGCGCTAAACTGTGGAGCTGCTGCAAAGGTCCCGGTATTATCCCAAGACCACTGCAACACATTAGCCTTAGTATTATCTCCGGTATATGTAGCAACCTGAAGTCCTGTTGTATTGGCAGTAAATGCCCACATTTCAGGAACAGTAGCGGTACCCGATGATGGCCTAGTGAAGTAAGGCCAGTTGGCAGATGATGTTGATGCAGCGCCGCCGCCTGTATTACAAAAACGAAGCTCATTAGCTCCAGCGCTCCCCCCGAACGCCAACGCTGTTGATGTCCATGTTGGAGAACTATCCGTATTTGTATTGTACTTCACGTTTATGGTCGTGAAATCGCTTATTGCAGTATTCCTTCCCTCTACACGCTTTACGCATGTATTGCATGTAGGCTACCCAATAACAATAAAGCCTGCACTGTATGTTGTACCGCTTTGTGATGCGGTTGGTGCATTCTCAGCAGCAATATTGAAGCCTGTTGTCGAGACGCTAGAAGCATAAAGGCCTAGCGCCGCTGTTGCTGCGTTTTGCGGCGTAATCATAACAATAGGTGCATTAGAATATGCGTTGCTGAATGTGATGCTGATTTGATCACCAGAGCTTGGCAATGTGCCTGACCCGAAGCGTACAAAGCCTCGAACATCGGTACCTCCTGTAGTTGAAAATGTTGGTGATGGTGGTGTTGTACCATTGGCTGTGAGAGCAGCGAGAACCGGAGCGCCTATGAGGCTATTGCTGGCAACAATGTGCCTATCAAGCTGCACATCACCTATCGTCTCGATAGCATCAGTAGTGATATAGCTATCCAAGAATATGTCATTGCCTGTATTGCTGTATGTATTGCCTGATGCAATAAGATGCGCTGGTTGGCCACTGCCTGATTGAGTGCCGTTGACTTGATATGTGATGGCTTGAGAGAATGCAGTGCCACCTGGATTGTTGGGGTTGGTGTCGAAACCACCTCGGATGATATTGCCTAGCACCAGACACCTTGTGCTCGTCACCCCGCCGAATGTGATGGTCAAATGTTGATAATGATAATTTGCAGCAGGTTCTCCAGTGCCAATGATGTTGCCTGAAATGATGGTCGGGCGAGGTCCGATGATAGTAGCGTCAATACCTGCTATAAAGGCATTGCCGTTAACGTCTTGCCCATAGTCGTCAATCTTATTGTTAATGATAAATGTGTTGTAACAATTCCTAACGGTTATACAGCTTGATAGATTAGCAAAACAGTAATTGTGCGAAATAAAGAAACCAGTGCCTCTATCGACTTTTATTGCATCTAATGTTGCTCCGGTAACGATACAAGAGTCGATGTATCCATCTATGAGTTTTCCGCCCGTATCATGGCAATAGATACCATATCCTAGACAAGTATCGACTTTACAGGACTCTAGCCTATTCTCTTCACAAGTGTTTGCTATTGTTGTTCCAGACTGATTGATGCTGGATAACATAATGCCGTTATTATAGCAATTCTGTATTGTGCATTCTTGGATTACAGAGTTGTAATTCATGAGCACAATGCCATGCCCTGATGCATTGTTGAGATAGTTCCCGTCAATGGTGAGGCTGGAGATCACGATGGGATTGCCGCTCGCAGTGCTGCTTGTAAACCAATCTTGTGAGGCGATGACAGCAATGAGATTAGCGCCATCCATCATCTTGATGCTTGAACTGCTGGTGCCCAAGTAAGTACGCCAGCCCAGGAGCTGGATTGTTGAGCCAACAAGATATGATCCTGGCGGAAAGTAGATGATGGAGTCCTTCACAGAAGCATCGATGCAGCGCTGGATGGCAGCAGAATCGTCGGTAGAACCATCACCAACTGCTCCATAATCGTGAACATTGAAATACAATATTCCGTACCCAGGATCGACATTAGACGTATATGGCATCTATTACCTCTCTTTCACTTCCCTATGAGCGAGACGCTGTATATAAATCCTGGTGTCGAGCTCCCGCCGATTGACCACCGGAACTGCACAGTCCCCCCGAAGGATTGACTGATAGCCAAGCCAGCGCCAATCGAAGTTGAGCACCCGGTGAAAGGTGTTGTTGACTGTGTCGAGCTCTGCCAAAGCGGATAGTAAATCCCATCAACACCTAATCTATCAATAAAAAACTGTATTGTCGGTGATGTTCCTTGTTTACTGGTACCGTTGATATCAACCGCTATTTCTGCATAGTTGCCTACCGTGAGCGGCCCGCTGACGTTTGATGCTGTTATTAGCTGTGAAGCTTGTGTCCATATAGTTTGTGCGCTCATTGATTTCTTCCCTGACTTTTAAGGCAAAACAAGGTGCGCTCCGATTGCGCTAATAGTCGCGACGGCCGTTGAGAGATTAGGAGCTTGAGGATCTACCCACAGCCACACAAGGAAAGTGGTGCCTGTGTAGAGCAGTGATGTCCCTGTATAGCTGTTCATTGCGTTTGACGCTGCTGTTGTATTTTGCGTTGTTATAACATATGTTGACATACATTATGCTCCTATAGAAATACATGATAATTAAAGCCGTATACTGTGTTTGCTTGACTTGCTGATGGCGCATTGACAGATGAAACAGTGAAGTTTGTTGTAGTACTAGCAACATAAAGATTAAGTGACGCTGAAGCGGAGTTGATCGGCGTGATGGTAACTTTTGGCGCATTGGCATAAGCAACGTTAAATGTGACCACTGCCTGAGCACCAGCCGCTGGTGATGTCCCAGTGCCGAATGTGATTTTTCCAGAGATGTCTGTGCATCCAGTGAGTACTGGCGCTGGGGGCGATGTACCGGCATTGGCACCAGCCGCTGCCGTTGCTGCTGCTCCTTCAGAGCCGATATGGCCAATGACCTTGACATCGCCTCCGGTAACGAAGCTGTCTTCAGTGAGCCTTGTGGCGACTCCGGTGCTATCATTATCGTGAAAGTAGATGGTCCATAGTTTGCCTTGTTGTGATGAATTTGTCTGTAAGTTGTAGCCAACAGAGTTCGTTTGGTTGCCGCCCACAACGGTATTTCCCGTCACTACGCAAACCGATGTATTGCTTCCAGCCCCTGTGATCCTGAAGCCGTTATAAACTCCCGTTGCTGTGGAGCCATTCTCGAAACCAACATGATTGCCGATACAAGATGATCCTCTGCCGTTAAGACAACTCATGCCGATGCCAGCGATGAAGCTGGACGAGCCTGACCCGAAACCATCGACATAATTTCCGATGCAGCGCGTCGCATAACATTTGCTGAGCTGTATAGCGTCGATAACAGTGCCATAGATGTGGTTCCCCTCGACGATCCATCCCGGTGCCATTTCAAGGTTGATACCTGTTGCGCCAGTATTTGTTATCAGGCAATCTTTCAAAAATCCATCTGTGCAGGAATTAAGGCCAGAACCACTATCTCTAATATGAACCCCATCACCGCCGCACGTTCTTATCTGTAATCTGCTAATCTTTGCTTCAACACAAGTATTCGTGATATGTGTACCATTTTGAGAATGAGCCGTAAACAGGAAGCCGTCGCCAGCAACGTTACTAATCGAAATACGATCAAAACTACTCCAAAAATTCATGCCGACTAGCCCGTGTGCGCTAGTGCCACTTGTTCCATTATTTCCGTTATTTCCATTAATTTGTATATCGCTGATTTCGACAGGATTACCGCTGGTTGTACTGTTGTTAAACCAATCCTTCGAGCACAAGACAGGAGTAGCGAGACTCGTGCCAGATATGACCTTGACTACTGTGCCACTATTGCTATCGCCAGCACCAACAATTCGGAGGTTCCCTGGAAAGAGAAGGCTAGCAGACACCATATACGTGCCAACCGGAAACTGAAGCATTGCCCCCGATGGCATCGCATTCAACGCATTCTGTATAGCCGTCGTATCATTGGTACTACCATCACCTTTTGCGCCGTAGTCCTTTACTGACGCAGTATATGTTGGTGTGTCTACAACAAACAGTGTCATGTTGTGCTCCTATTTTAGTGTAGAACTTAATAGCTTATATGGGCTACCTAAAACAGCGTTCTCACTCGCTGTAAAACTAGTAAAGTAAATCTTTGATGGAACACCGTTATCATAAATAATATCTTCTGAAGTATCTGTTTCAGTTATTAACATTTGCGCATCATTAATGCCATATTCTGGTAAAAATACAGGTATGGATTGGCCTGCTGCTAGCGATGGGTTTCTTCGATAAGTCTTGCCTGTGACTGTGCGACCAATGGTGCCATAGCGCATGAGGAGACTATTGCAGTAAGCAATAGCAGCAGCAACATTTAAAGCCTGATTAGAGACATCTTCAACCACCTCGACTACGCCCAAATCGCCGCTTTGTACATCAATGATGCCAACTATGGATGCTGAGAAAGTGAAGCTTGGCGACGTTCCTGCTACAGTCCATCGAAGCTTGACAGTTGCTCCGAGCGCTTGGTTGATCGCTGCAAACGCGCCGATTGTAGTGCTTGCTTGGCCTGCTGCTGAGAAAGTAGAAGATTGCCATATATTGTAATAATTGCCAAAGATATCTTTTCGATCAATAAAAAACTGTATTGTTGGTGATGTACCGCTAACAGCCGTGATGTTAACATCAACTGCGATGCGTCGACATGTAAGCACTGCTAAGTCGCCAAAATCGCTTGAGGAGGTGTAGCTAGCACTGGCTTTGTTGAGTATCGTTGATTGAGCCGTTGTCCGACCCATGATGGTCGCAAACTGCTTTTTCGTGATGGTGCCTGCTAAGTTTGTGTTATCGACGGTGACGGTTGTAATGTAATTATAGGTGTAATTCTGGAATAGCAGAGTATCAGTCCGTTGTAAAACTGTTCCTGAGCTGTCCTGATCAATTGCATTGCTTCCTGAAGTCCAGTAGAAGTCTTTACCCGAGTCTTGACCTTTGATCCCAATAGTTTTTAATTGTCCATTGAGATAGATCGTTGGCGGTGCCGTAAGATCTCCACCAAGCGCCCATGACGTTGTCGTACCGTCGCCTATCTTAGTCTCCGATCCTGTTCCGGTGGCAACTACGCCTTTGACGGTCATTCTGTTACGATAGAGATCTCCAGAATACTCGACGGTAACAGGGCCATCTAGCAAGAGCCGTTGATCACTGCTCTGGAGTATCCATGGTGCTGGTTGCGCGACATAGGCACTAAAGACAAAATTGAGGCTCGGATCAATGTACCATTGATAATTGGACTTTTTCGCAAAATCATTAAAATTGTCTGATAAGTATGTACTGCTGTAATCTGCTGTTGGTATTAATGCTCCGAGACCAATGAGAGGATTTAACGCAGCTACTGTTAGGTCTGTAAGCTGTGGCGTTACGGTCGGGTCAGTACTCGTCAGCGTAACCTTGGAGTACACCACTTTGTTGCTCAGAACATCGCCTTGAGGCTGGACCCTGAAGCTATAGAAACGCGCCGTGCCTGTGTCGCTACTCATGCCGACCTGACCAGCACCAAGAGGACTAGCATCGGTATAGGTGAGCGCCAATACACCATCAAAGTATGCTGCAATTACACTGCCTATCATCGTAACCCTAATACGTCTATATGTACCTCTTGTGAATAATATGGTTCCTGCTGATAGAAAGTTTCGTATCCCACTAACACGCTTCACCAGAGTTAGCGTATTAGGGTCATTTATTGATGATGCGTCATTTACTATTAATTGATAATAATTGTTGATATTGTTATATCGCCAAACAACACCACCCGTGTCGCTTTGATCCATGTCGATGATGATGTCAATGTCTGATGCTGAGATAGCATTGTAAAGCAGTAGACCTAGAGATCCTCCTGAAGCAACCAAGCGACTATTGAGCGTATCCCAGAACCATGGTATGGTTGAGCCGCTTGTAAAGAATGTTGAAGTGTAGTTAGGTCCGGTGTGCGTCGAGAAGGTATCAAGTGTGGCATTAGGCTGTGAAGTGATACCAGCGATTGAACCGCCGTTTGTAGCGCTGGTGAAAGTAGAACCATCCAGCGAGGTGGATACGGACACGCCCGTGTTTGCTGGCGTGGTTGCCGTCCAGGTCACTGCTGTGCTTCCTGCCCTGCCAGCGTTTGATAGTGACAGCACGGGCGCTATGCGTGTACCGGAGCTGCTGTATTGTCCCATGATCCACGCAGTCACACCCGACACAATGGCTTGTGCAGTGGCATCGCCAGCAGTGAACTGAACCTGTACAAGCAGATTCTTGCCAGACATCGATTGCCCCGCAATTAGACCGGGGATGGGACCACCATTTGTACAAGCTTGATATGTGGAGCCATTGTCAATGCTTGTAGCTAACGCAACATTGCACGATACAGGCACATTGTTTAGATCGCAGCAGATCATGGAGTTTCCATAGTTCCCAATGCTTGATAGCGAAATGTTGGGGCTTGTCCATTGACCTGTATAGTTTGATATTACACCAAAATTATCAAAAAGCGTAATTTGCGGTGAGCTACCTCCATTAAATATACGCAGTCCAATATATCCAGCAGCACTGTAAGTGCCGTCATTTGAATTAATATATTGAGTGTTATCCACAAATACTTTATGATTTGATCCCGAGACAACAACCTTAAGACGATGCCAAGATCCTTCACTGAGCGTTATTCCTGGTTGGGTGATTATCGTTGGGCTCCCTGATCCGGTGCTATTTGTGCCTTTTGCCAGAATTACATTGGTTAAATTAATAGCTACACAATATGCATATGAGTCGTTGCTATTTCCCCAATTTGTCGTCCGATAAACAATACCCGTGTTATAGTTTGCGCTAACTTTGATATCGACTTCTACAGTGAAATTTTGCCATTGTCCAGCAAAATCCATGCGTGAGCGAAGATCGCTATTGCTAGCAACAGAAAGAAATATTTGCTTTCTCAGCCCTCCAACCCAGACCGGACCCGAACCGTTGCCAAAAGCTGTCTGGTTCCCGAAGGGGTTATCAAAATTTCTAAAGGTCCCTAAATCCGTTAATACACCATCACCTGTACTTTGAGTATTACTATACGTTCCGCCATTAAAGTCGTTTTGTGTTGTGTAAGTTTTAATAATATCCGTTTTTGATGAGCTATAAGCAGGGTTAATCTGCATCACAAAATATGAAAAATATGGCGGTATTGTTGGATCAATGCCCAAATTAAGATTGAGTCGATATTGCAGAGAGCGACCGGAAACAACCATGCCTGGCAATAAATTTGGAATAGCCGAATTATTTGTTATTGTTTGCCAAGAAGCTCCATTGTCGATGCTTGTCTGCACAGATGCCGTCGCGCCGTTGCTTACTACCTGACCTAGAGCATTTGTGATATCACCTGTATTAACTGTGCTCCAACTCATGATTGATGATTGGACTATTTTTGCGGCATCAATTGAATGAGTTTGATAAACATAATTAGTAAGGTTATCATAGGCAGTTACAGTAGAGACTGATACATTATAATATCCATTATTTTGCAATTGAGCATTGGATTGCAAAGTTGGACTTGTTGAGTTAAATACATTTATTTTTGTAAAATAGTTAAGGCCGTTTAACCCATAATACAGTACGTTTCTAAAGAATGCAGTATATGTGCCTTGTGAGTCGCCTTCAAATGCTATTGATATATATGCAAGAGTTTTACCTGTCAAATCACTTCCGAGCGAAATAAGGCGGTTATACCATGCATTATTGTTTGCAAGGCCTGATAAATCATTATTTGGATGTGCTTTAATACCCTGTAAATCCGTTCCTGCGTTTGCAGAGTCTCGCAATGTCGTGCCGTCTGTGCAAACAACATCGACACCTGCCATGATTTGCGGGCTGTTGGATTGTATCCATATATCATAGGCAATAGCATCACCACTTGCTATTGTAGTACTATAATCGCTATAAATCATCCTATATGTATACAGATTGTTCCCATAGCCAGTTGATGCTGTGCCAACAAATTTAATTGCTGGAGACGAATTGTTAATGAGGCCAGGATCATTGTATGTTACAGTGCTTCCTGCCAGTGTCAGCTCTAAATCGCCCCCGAGATTACTAGTGGCCACTGTCCCTGATAGCGTTCCCTGCGCAAACTCAGATTGTGTATTATCATCACGTATTGCATAATTCGCTACAACGCCGTCTACTGCTAAATAATCATTGACCATGCTAGCAGCAGCTACGCCGGAATATTGATTATTAATAACCCGATTGCTGGTCTTCTTCATTGCTAAGAGATGATTATCGACACAATCGAGAGTCCATGCTATTGCATTGTTTGCATCATATTTCACTGCTTTTGCTTTGCTGACGTATCCAGTGAATTTGACGCCTTCAAAGGTATCGGTGACAGTTATTGGTTGACCGAATTGAAAGCTATATGTACCATTGGCGTCAAAAATAGTCAAAGATACATCAGAAGTCTCGTCAGAGTTATCTTTGAGACCATACGATGTATTGCGCACTGGATATGCAGTATTCGATATAAATGCAGTAAGGTTCGTAGCAGTCAATGCGACCTAACGCCTCCCTTCATGCGGGTTTTGTTGGCGAGCTGGGTAGCAACGATATCAGTGACTTTTTTGTGATCCATGTAAACCTCTGATTGAACAACAGGATGGACGTTCACAATGATTGGCGATGCTCCTCCTGATCCTGTACTGGAGGTAGGATATTTGAAATTTGGCAAACCAGACGCTGCTTTATAATTGGATACCGCTGGATTAAGAGAGAGAGCGATAGGCATAGCGAGTTTATTGACCGCACTTTGAATTTGAGGGATGCCAGACTCAAGTCCTGCGCTCATCATCTTGACAAGGTTTGGTGCCCATTTATCAGAGTCAGAGCCAGGACCTTCTTTGGTCGGGCTATGCCATCCGATGAGAGCCTTAACTATGTTCGCGACGGTTGTCATCGCACTAGCGAGCGCCCCTCTAGCAGCACTAACTATGCCATTAGCCAGACCTGTGATAAGATTGACGCCCCATTGCCAAGCAGAGGTGGCCCAGTTGCTCACAGCATTGCTAATGTTCGTTCCCAGATCGCTTATAGGCTTAGAAACATGGTCTGTCCAGGCATTGCTAAAAGCTGTAGAGACATTCGTCCACATAGCAGAGAGAGGCTTAGCTACATAATTCGTCCAAACGTTGCTAAAAAATGTCGAGACGCTTGTCCAGAGTGATGTAAGAGGTTTGACTATATAAGTGTTCCATGCAGCAGCAAATGTATTAGAGATACTTGTCCATATATCTTGTACCCACTTTACTGCCGCATTCCATCCATCTTTTACGGCATTAGATACCTTTTTCCATAAATCACTAGCGAACTTAGCGGTAGTATTCCAAGCCCCGACGAGCCAATTTGATGTAGCAGTCCATGCGTCTACAATCCACTTCCACGCTGCTTGCAGCATAGCAATGCCTGCTCTTGTGCTTCCGGTGAGGTTGTCAACTATTGCCTGAAATACAGAGCTATGCTTATACATATACATAAATGCATCACTAGTTTTCTTTGATGCATCATCCCAAGCATTTTTTATACCATTTCCTGCTTGTTGTGCATGATCCTGAAGCCCGCTCCATGCATTTTGTACGCCTTTTGAAGCTTCACTAAATCTATCCTGAAACCACTTGCCAACCCCGCTAAATATGTTTTTAATGTTGTTCCATAAACCAGTGAAAAAGCTTACTATAGAACTCCATGCACCTTTTAGCCAATTGACGATATCTCCCCAGTGCTGGACTGCCAAGATGATCACTGCGACAACTGCCACTACCACCGCCGCGATTGCCAGGAAAGGCCATGTGGCGGCAATGACCCCCGCTGCCATTGTCCATGCTGCTGCTGCACCAGCAAGGAAACCGCCGACCATAGCAGGAATTGAAGCGATAAATGCTGCTATAGACTCTATAGCAAGTGCTGTAAATCCTATAGCAAGAATGCTAACTGGTATAGATAAGGCAATAAGCGAGGCTTTAACAAGAGCAGCGCCTACCTCTGTTTTCGTGAAAAAATTGACAAGACCTGATATGACATCTGCGAGACCTTTGACAAGAGGAGCAACGAGCTTAAAGCCTTCAGCTAATGCTCCTGCTAGCCATCCCGCTATAGAAATGACGGGGGGCAGAATGTTCTCTAAGACGCCTATCAGGGGCGTGAGCATACTTTCGACAAGCTGATGTCCTGTTGCGTAAAATTCAGCAAGCGCTGGCAAGATATTTTTGACAACAGTGTCGGCTATGCTCATGAAAGGAGGTACGAGAGTAGCCAGTGCTGGCATGAGAGAAGACTTTATCCAGCCGCCGATCTGGTTGAAAGTTGTGCCAAGCCATGCGAGGTCTGTCTTAAATTGTCCGCCAAGAATAGCTGCAACATTTTTGAGAGGAGGCCCGAATTCATTGGCAAGAGAAGCGCCGAATTCCTTGACAGCATCGATTTTTTCGCCAAAATCCATTTCGTAAAGTATTTTAGAGAAATCTCGTATTTTGTAGCCAATTTGAATAAGTATGTCATCTAATGTAAAAAGAGCACTCGATATAAATTTTATGACTTGATTTCCCGCGTTACCAAAGGACCCTGTGAATTGTCCTAATATCATCCCCGCGACTTGGCTGGCTGTGCCAATAAGTTTTCCTAACCACATGCCAAGCCCTTCTATACTAGAGGCAAAAACTTTCACAGGCATGTCTAAACTGAAGAATATGCCATTAGCAATATTGCTAAATTTCTGAATAGCAGAGACGCCTACACTAGAAAACCAATTGCTAAAATTTTGCAGTATAGGCATCGCCATACTTGAGATAGCACCTATGAATTGATTGATAATTGGCAGCAAAGCAGTGCCAATCTTGATTTTTACATCTTCAACAATGTTTTTCAGTACCTGCATTTGGCCAGCAAAGGTCTTACCAGCGGCTTGTGCAGCGCCCCCGAAGGCTCCTTCTACAGCTTCAAGCACTACCTTCTGAGCACCTGCCACGTCATTATGAGCCATCATCGTCTTGATGGATTGCTGCTGAGCTGCCGTGAGGTTGACGTGTTCTTTTGCGAGATCCTTGATGGCTTTCGCGGGATCTTCTAAAGCTCTGCCAAGATCCTTTGCTGCTTTTGTTGTGTTTATGCCAAGAGCTTGAGACATATCAAGCATTGCGCGTGTGGCGTCAGGGAATGTTTGTTTGCCAATTTTGTCAAATGTAAGAAGTAAATTTTCGCTGGATTGGATGGTATTTTCTGAGAATTTGGTGTTCTGGCTAAATGACTCGGCAAGCTTCTCAACAGATTGTGCAGTTATACCAGAGGCGTTGCCAGCGGCACTGAGGGTCCGTGTTGTTTGATCCATGACCTGCTGATGCTTCTCAGCAACTTCAATAGAGCTTGTGAGTTGATCTTTGAGCATGCCGACGCCTTGTGATGCCAGACCGAAAGCGCCAGAAAGTGCATTGCTAGCAACTCCAGCAACTTTAGCCATCACAGAGCCGAGATCAGGCAGCTTTGAACCAAGTGAACTTATGGTATTTGAAAAGCCGCTAATCGGACCGGATACCATGTCACCAATTTTCGAGCCTAATCCTTGCAAGTTATCTGATATTGTGCTTAAGCTGTTTTTGAAGAAGCTCGACCCATTGCCAGCTTCAGTCAATTTTTCTCCGAGGTCTGAACTCTCAGCACCTAATTCATCAAGATCTGAAATAGTTTCCATTGTGCTAGATTGGAGTGAGAGTAAATCCTGAGATACTTGTGAAGTACTGTCAGTAATTTCGCTTAAATCAAGATTTGGCGTGTCTGTCAAACTTGAGTATGCTTCAGAAGCGTTATTTTCGAGCGATTGGAGATCTTGAGATACGAGCGAGACACCGTCAGTGATGCTGCTCGTATCGAGACTTGGGACGTTGGTCAAGCTCTCAAAGGCTTGGCTGAATGACTGATTGATGCCAGAGCTGATATCCGAGACAGAAGAAGCAAAACCACTCAAAAGACTGCTAGCGGCATCTATACCAGCAGAGAGGCTCGATAAATCGGCACTAAATGTAATGTTAATCCCGTTTTCGATCAGTCCCATGACCTATCCTGCATTTTGCTTTGCTTCTTCTCTTGCTCTTTCAATATCTTCAGCTTCCAATTCACAATAGGCCATCCATCCTGTGAATTCAGTGCTTGACATGGCTTCCATCATGTCTTCTCTAGTCCCTGGCCATCCTATCTTTTCTCTTAGGTAGTAGCTGAATCGCTCTCGTGAGTTTTCTGTAAGTTTTTTTTCGCTTCTTCTAATGCTGTACTGGAAATATTGTTTATCTTCTGTATCTCAGTGCTAAGCGGCATAAGCGTCGTCAAACCGAGATGCTCAGCGATGAAACCAGCATCATCGTCGCTAAAGATGCGTTCTTTTGTTTGATATGCAACAAGTGATTTTGTGATCAGCATAGAAGTCATCAGGATTTGTTGTGTTTCACCATCAGGACCTTTGCTTCTCTGCTGAGCTTCTTCCAAGTCCTTTGCTGTTAATTCTTGGATCGCTAATTGTCCATCAAGCTCTTCCAGATCTGGCAATGAGATATCAAGCTTCTGCATACGCCTACTGCGATTTAAGATCTTTTCGCGGATTTCTTTGATGTTTGGCATAAAATAAAGCCTTTCTAAAGTGCCTGTATATCGCTTAATAGTTGCTCTTTTGCTTCTTCAAATGCTGGTATCATGTATGGCTGTTCATGCATTTTGCTCGTTCCAAATTCTACAAATTGGCTATAGTAGACATCTGTAAAATATTCGCTGATAAGCACTCCAGGTGCGTCGTATGTGATGCTTCCCTGAAGGTATCCAGTGCGCACTGGCACGATGTCCTGAGCCATTTCCTGACCAGTTTGACCAGCTCTCTGTATCGCCTCATCAACGCCTTGCTCAAAGTCTTCAAAGGTTTGGCCGAGCTGAACAATGACCACATCAACATTCTCAACTTCGATATCCATGCTTATTATCCTGTAAAATATCTCTAGTTATTGAAAAACTCATTGGTAAGCTGGAATGTCAAATCTTCGCCTACTGCCGATTTAACATCGGACTTGATGCCGCAATCAGTGCCATAGACATAGCCCTCGAAGCGTCGGCCTGACGATGTCTGGAAGCTCACCACTAGCAGGTCTCGATTTGTAAGGCTTGTAATGCGTGTGTTGTCTGCCCACCAATCGCTACACTTCAGCGTGCCACCCATGATTCCGCCAATGTATGTCTCGGTTCCGCTTGAATTGAATGCTGTTACATCAATTGCGTTGACTTTTGCTGCGAATTCAGCACTATGAGCACTGGCAAACGCTGAGTAGGCATAGTACGCACCGCTGCTGATGCGTATTACGTCGTCACTGTTATTTGCTATGGTAAATGTGATGATGCCACCAACATGCTTTAATGTGTAATTAGTGACAGTATTGAATGACCCTGTGCCATGAGTTTGTTTTTGCACAACCACTGCTGTATTGATATCCAGATAGCGTTTAGCGCTGTTGGATATCGTGTACGTGGTGTGATCTCCAGAGTCTGTGCAAGCCTCGTTAGTAAGGCTTATTGCTGGTTGTGCAGTGATATTTACTGTTGTATTATATGCAGCTTCAGCGGCCATGGTTTACCTCATACTCGTTATGCTAACGTTATGCCACCATTGAGCTGTAACGAGAGATCGACGGTCACAAGGCCTTTTACATCGCTCTTTGCGCTATAGTCTGTAATAAGAGCGCTGAATGTATAAGTGTTGACGCCATTTGGTGAGTAGACAAAGCTGGTTATTGTACGTGCATAGAAATTTGTCTCGATAGTACTTTGTCCTGTATCGCTCTTGTCATACTGACCTGAGAACTTGAATTGACCGCTCAGCAGACCTCCAATGTACGTTTCGGTTCCTGGTGTGCTTGCTGAGAATGATGTCGTATCCAGCGCTGCGATCTTCGCACCAAAATCGAAGCTTTTGACGTTATTGATGACTGTACTACCAACTTTAAGAGTAGATAAGTATGCTGCTGTTGCTGCCATAGTTCCTTCTCCTGATACCTACACTGCAATAGTGGTTTCGTACCAATAAGTAACCTTTAGTTTTATCTGATGCATGCGACACCAGACGCCATTGCGCATGGCATAGGCATATTTCCCTGGTGCCTGGACATACACTCCGATCACCCCCGCTGTGTTGTTTAGCTTTGCTGAGCCATGAAACTTCTGAGTAAGCCCGTCGCGCAAAGCAAACACGACTTGCTCTCCGGTAGCAGAATCTGTGTAATCTGCTGTTGTCGTGAGCTGGAAATACTGACTATCATCAATGTCTACCGGATTGCCGATGCTGTTCATCGACTCTCGCGAAGTCTCATCATCAGAGCCAGTAATCTCCAGTAAAGGCAATAGATCGGTGACATCCTTCGTTGCTCCTATCGAGACTGCTTTGTAACCTGATATGCCATTGATCGGCGTGATAGCTATTGATTGAGCCATAGATTGTATTGCTTGTACTATTGATATAGTATTTGGTGTTGTTATTGGCATATATTATATTCCCATTATCTTCTCACACATTAATTCCATGCATGCCATATCGAATTGTTCCGGTTTACTGGACACTCGATAAGTGTTATAGACTCCTGATGCATCTGTATTGCGATCTACAAATTGATCTTTGATTTGTACATCGAAAACGCTGTTGATATAAATCCAATGGTCAAACTTTGGAGCAGCGCCGCCCATGTAGGCCGTCATCTTGTCGTCAGTTTGATCGATCTGAACGAAAATGTTTTCTTTGATAACATTGCCATTGCGTTTCTGGTCAACGAAGGTCAATACACTCATACCAACCTCTTGTATCGCTTTAGCTTTTGCTTTGCCTGTGCTACGAGTGGCGTATCACCATCTTTGCTCCATCCCCAGGACTGCGATCTTTTGCCGAGAGTCATTGATGTAGCGCCGAATGGATTGACCATGGCACGTACAGACTCGGCAAAGAACAGCATTGTTGCTTCTTTCACATCTTGAGGCACATTCTCATAGCCCCCGCTATATGTGACTCTCATATAGCCCTCTTTCAACAACACAGTACCTACATTTACTTTCACGTAACCAAGAGTTGGCTCTATTAACTCTACTCCCATATTAATATTGTTATATACATTATCAAAGCTAAATGCATGCTCCACTTGTACTAATTTTATTATAGGATATGTCTTCGTAAAAAATATCCTTGTAAGCGCAATACGTGTTGTTGGCATATGCGCTAATGCTATCTGCATTGCTTGTGTTTGTATTGCTTCAGTGTATGGGTCGCTACTAGACGAACTTCCTGTTTCACTGACTTCCCTCAAGTAATACTGCACAACCTCGTTTTGTGCATGGTTATACTGCAAGGCGTTTTGCAGCTTAATAGTACCTGGATATGGACTTGACCAGTTCGTAACAGTGACGCCGCCAGAGTCGATGGTGATGAGTTCTTGATTCGCAGCACCTGGATTGATCATCACTGCTAACTCAGCAAGCTCGTCAAGTGTATTAGTTGATACAACAGATATTGATGTATCGCCAGCATTAGCCGATACTGATAGCGTTGAACTTCCAGGTGCTTGTAAACGTCTCTCACAGTAGCTATCGCATTGTTGCGATGCTCTAGCTAATGTTTGTTCTACACTTCCTACAGGTAATGCCGAGATATGGTTTGCCAACCCCAAACCTAGGGGAGTCATCAATAACTCTTGAGGAGTGACATACATTCTCGGCATCTTTTATGTCCTAGTACTCTAAAGACTATCTCCAGACAATAGTGTAGTCACCAGCAGTGGAGCCACCAGAGACAACAGTGAGTCCCGTGCTAAAATTCACATCGTAAACCAGCGGGTAACCAGCGGTCACTGTCACTGTGCCGATCTTTGTTCCTGATGCTGCTGTGTTGTCATAAATCGTCAGCGTGTCTGAAGTTCCTGGTGCATTGATAATGATGGAATGCAGGATGCCAGGGCCAATCTTGGCAACAGTAGTTGTCTTGCTGGTGACATTGGTGTAGTTGTAACCGCCGAGATTGACCGTGCCTTGTACACCGATCACAACAGGCTTGAAAATTGCAGCAGCAGCGGCCCATGGCTCTGATGAAGCGATGGTCGCCTTTGGTACCACTGGAGAAGTATTGCCGATGTATTGAGACAACGCGCCGAATGTGAATAAGCCTGCCGCTGTGCCTCCTGAGTTCTGAGTGCTGTCAAGAGTCCAGTTTGTCCCCGATGTGACCGATACAGCCTGTGCAGCGGTGCCGACGCCGACACCAAGGAATGCCAATGAGTTTGGAGAGGATGCCGCTAGAGCCGATGTGGAAGCCGTGGTGCCTGTGCCTGTGCCTGTCGAAGACTGATCAGGCTGTGCAACGACTTGCGCAAGAAGACCAGAGACTTCATAGATCTCCATGGCCATCGAAGCAGCAGTGCCTGCATTGGTAACAGTGACCGTATTAGCGCCTGCAATAATACCGACAGCGTAGAATATTGCAGCTTCAAAGGTTGTTGAGTTTGGAGCCGTCACGGCCTGGGTGTAGGTGTTGCCAGCGCTATCAGCGACTGTCATGGCAGTGCCGTTACCACAGCCGCACACCACAACGATAGTGTTACCAGCAGTATTGTTTGACCCAAAGGCTTTTGCAAGAGTAGCAACAGAGCCTGTGCTAACGTTGTTTGCTTTCTGCACAATAACAGGTGTGTTGACAGGCAACCCCGTGTTATTTGTCGAAATCTGATGTACTGTTGGAGCATATGAAGTGTTATCACTTCCTGTTTTAACGGTTCCTGCCAATGGAGAAACAAACTGCACACCAACAGGATCATAGAGATTTTGTGCTATTGGTCTGTAATTATTATCGAGTGGCTGTGCGCCCATTATTTGCTACCTACCTTTTCCAATAGGGTTGCCGCTTGCTTCTTGCGCTTTGTGTATTCATTCATTTCGTTTGGTGTTGCCTGACGATATCCCAATTGTTGCAATTGATCAATATCATGCTCTAATGCATTTGGTGGAATATCAGCATTTAAGAATTTCCCATCTTGCAGGTACCGCCGGACGGGGGTATATTCCCCGCCAACGATACCTTCGGAGAGAGAGATCTGAGCATTCTCGTTTTGATCATGAACCAACAGAATGCTCATTATGCATACCTCACGCGTGAGATCTTAGCGCCGAATGGAGCAGCACGCATGGCAAGGGTTTTATCGGAAGTTAACGAAAATTGTCTTGTACGGGCATTAACGGGAGCTAACATTTGTGTTTCAATGGGGTTCACCTCAACCGATACGAGAAATTCAGGATTGCGAGGGATAAGCCAAATGTCCTCAACCTTTTGCGATCCGGTCTGAACTCTTGGGAAAGTCACACCATCAGACGCCGCTGTACCGCTAGTCGAGATGGTTGCGCTGTAGGTCGTTGTAGTCTGTGGGATGCCAGCGCTGTTGATGCTTGGACTGACAGCTAAGCCTGTATCTGTCCAGGAGGTCACAGCCGCATCGGTAGCCTTGAGGTCATAGGCCGCACTAACCGCATAGAGACTCTCAGCGCCGCTTGTTGTGCTTCTGAAAATGCGATATCCGATGATATCAATGGTATTACCAAGAGAGTCAGTAGGAGTCGGGGTTGTCCAGGAGAGAACAATGGATTTACCATCAGCCGATGGTGAAGACGATACTTCAGCACTAGCGGTTGTCAGTCCGTACTTTGTAACAGCCTCGATCACATAGTAGTATGTGTTGGCCGCAAGAAGTCCACCGCCTGAGCCAGTGTTGTTAGAACTCACACTAACAGTTGTCATCGAACCAACAGAGCTCAGGAAGGAGCTGAAGACAATCGGTATACCACGATAGGTCTGTACTTCAACGCCTGCATCAATTGAACTATCTGCCACAGGTGCCGTTACATCTCCGTAGTCGTCACGGGTTTTAAACAAAGCTTTACCCATAACGGCGTTAAACCGCTGCTGATTAACGAAGAGTCCATTGAGGAAAGACTGCATAGACGGCGTCATAGCGAAAAACCAATCAGTGCCTAGCTCTCCAGCGAACGGCCCGCGAACCGCATCAATGGCATTGTCCAAGTACTTAAGAGCAAGCAGGCTGGTCCCAGCATCAACCTTATTGGCACTGGCAATCTGGTAATCAATGCCGTCCCATTGCGGGCGTGCTGTATTGATGGTAGAAGCTTCATTGCCGAACATATGGGTGGTCTCATCAAGCCACTCCATTGCTTTTGCTGCACCTAACAATTCGATATCGAATAGCGGCCCGTTCACCGTTGCTACTTTAGCGGCAAATGTCGAGATATCGAGATTGGACTGCGTATGCTTAACGTTGAATACCTTCTGATTAAAAGTGGAATTGGTAGGCGCTACGGAGCCAGCCCCGCTAGTTGGTGGCGCTTCAGTAGTGTGCTGAGCAAGTGGCAATCCGGTCCTCTGATTAAAGATGAACTGAGGCGTCAACCATGTTTGATGTGGTATTGCGCGATAAAGAGGGCCATACATGCGCTTCAACTCGTTTAGAAGGCGGTCAATAATACGCGGTGTAAGATTTGACGCACCTCCGCTATACGTAAATGCCTCTCTAATTTCCTGAAGAGTAGCAGGCATGTTTTATCTCCTTTTTATTAAAAATTGTACATTTGCGGATTGCCTGTCAATCCCCACATTGCGTCATATAATCCAAGAAGTTCTTTTTTGAGTTCGTTTAATGCGTGCTCAGGATTAAAGCCGTCTGGCAATGGTCGAGAACGGTCCAACAATTGCTCACGAAACTCTCGACTAGCAAGCTGCTCTCTGAGGTAATCTCCATTGCGGTAGTAAGTCCTCTTAGGTGTCTCTGTATCAGCATTAGCGCCTTCCACCATGCTCTTGCGCTGTGGAGGAGTCATCGCGAAACGCTGCGGAATTCTTTGCTGCATTTCAGCAAGCTTTGCATCGAACTGTGCTTGCATCTTTTCTTGCGCTTCAGCAATTTTGGCATTGAGCATTGCGTCAAACTCTTCTTGGCGCTTCTCTTCAATGGTTTTGGGAGGCTTTACTTCAAAGCCGTCCTTCTGAAGCTCTTCTAAAAGCCGAGCTTTTTCCTCTGGTGTCATTGGCTTATTAGCCTCCTTTACGGTTTCTTTCGCAGGTTCTTTTTGAATTGGCAATGGTGCTTTTTGAGTGTCTAGCTCTTGTTTTGCATATGTCTCTTGAATGAGTTGCTTTGCAATCTTTTGCGCTTCTTTTGCAAGTTTTCGAGACTCTTGCTTTTGCGATTCTTTGATGAGGTTCAATACGAAGCTTTCGCTGTTGTCGTCATCATCATCGTCTCCATCATCCATGCCGTCATCAGAAGGTTTCATTGCGGCCTGCATGTGACTTTCGTATCCACCTTCACAAGTCATCTTGGCCTGCTTTGCAGCTTCGTCATGCGCAGCTACGAGCTTTTTTGCATGAGCCATGGCGATCTTGCGGCCTGCTTCAGAAAGCGCTGGGAGCTTACTGCTCTCTTTGCCGTGTATTGCTGCGATGGTGGAATCTAGAACGTTCGCTAAATGCTCGTGAACGATCTTGTGAGCTTCGACTGCGCTGGCCATCGCTGGCTCGTCGCCAGGCTCTTGGAATTTTGGAGGCATGGTCATCACACGGTCAGCATAGCCATCACCTGGAGTGGTATTGGCTACGCCTTGGGTGACACCAGATGTCAATGGTTCAATCCCGTCTTCTTTCAATTTATCCATAGTATTCTCCAGTGATGGAAATGCTTCGATAAGCATGTTGTCATCTTTAAAAGACTCTCGTAAAACATCAGTAATTCGTGCAATTTGAGATAATCCTGGTGATGTTGTAAAATCGATGCCTTGTAAATCAGCACCAATGATCTGAGGAAGAGATGATGTACGACTGATTTGTGTCTCTGGATTAGTAGCACGTAAGCTGATAGATTTGATAAATCCGCCTTCACAGAGCGCCAGTAAATCATGGCCAGCCCGCGTATCCGGTACATCAATGAAGGCCATGGCTTTATTAGCCTCTCTCCAGACTTGCGACACACGACCAACAAGGTCTAGCGTGCTGTCCTCCTCTGCTTTCTCATGAGAGAGATAACAGGTCAACGGAAGGGCATTAGGATCACCAAGACGAGCATTAGCCGAAGCGATAAGTCTATCAACAGCTTCACGTGTATATTGTCTATTATTGAGAGATATTGCATCATCAGCTAACCAACAAACTTTGAGGCGTGCAATGCAATTAGATTGGCTGGTGTCATTTGAGGGAAGGACAATGGACTCTTTAGTAATGTCCTGTGCAGTGTCAAGAGGAGCAATGGTTTCTTTAGCAAAGTCTTGTGCAGTATCAGGGAGACCGTGTGTGAGCTTGAGGCGCTTGGCAATGGCGATGATCTTGGCTCTGACTTGATCGGGGTGATCGGCATGGCCAGCAAGACCCCAGGCATCCCCAACGTCACTGGCATCACGAATGGGGTAGCCCTGATTTTTAGGGTCCGCAAAGTTCTCGGGGTGTTCTTTATAATATGCATCCTTAGCTGCTTGTGTCCACTTTGCTTCTTGTAGAGTTTCCATTGTGTATTTTTGCCTCAAAGACAATAAAAAAGAGCCTGATCTCGAAGTTACGAGATGGCTCTAAAAAGGCTCTGGGTACAGAAGCAGGACGAACCTTGCTTCTTCAATATTTGATTGTGGCGGGAACCGGAGGGACTTGAACCCTCAAACTCTCAGCACGTAGACCGAGTGGATGTACCATTTCTCCTACGGACCCTAATGGTAATAGTAACAGTATAACATACACATGTCAAGATGTGCTAGTGTTTTCTTGACGTTCGTCCATAATATTCTCTCGAAGCTCTCTTAATGATGCTTCCATTTGTATCATGCTCATGAAATGTGGCTTTTTGCATGACTTACACCACAAATAAATACCAGCAACACCATTGATAGTAATACCGATCTCGGCAAGCATTATGGTGTGCCCATTGGGAGTCGTCTTGCTGGGACAAGGCACCGCAACGCGATTATGATGCTGAGCGCGGTCTGGTCTCGTCATGCTTTGCCTTTCAGCGCTTTTTGTATCTCCTCAGCAACAATGCGCCTTATCGTCTGCTCAAAATATTCTTCTTTGTGGTTAGCATCGCCAAATTTGCGAATGTCGAGACCTAAATTGCCGAGATATATCTGAAATATGAAGTTGTCCCTGACAGCGTCAAGGATCAAGTCTAGCTCACGCTGCGAGAAACCACGCCAATAAGACCGCGCTCCATTGTCGTGCTTAGTGTTGGTCATACTTTGACTCCGTACACATTGTACCCATCGCTTGTTGCTTCGATCCTGGTAGGCATATTGTCGGCATCAAGCCGCACTGGGATTGGAGCTATGCCGTAGACAGTGTAGCCTGTTGCGCCAGGTATGACAGGCAACGAGAAAGCCATGAAATCACGGTCAATGCGATGCTTCTTGTTGCGTTTCTTGCTCATGCTCTGAATCCTTGTCCATCTTTAATTTATGGCCACACATAGGACATATTTCATTATTTGCTGCTATAGCATGAATTGGTTTAAAGCTGTATAGTTCCTCTCTGAATGTCTTTCGTTTGATGCCATATCTCTGCTCCATTCTTTCATACAATCCATCGCTCATATTGCTTTTCTCCTTCTATTGCTCTGCTATGAAGAAATTATCATCTTCTACCACATGCCTAATAAGCTCAGTATACTTTTCGTTTTTGATGTGCCATCCCTGGGATTGACAGAACTTCTCGACAAGCTTCATTGCCTCATCTGATACCTCTGGCGATCCTGCATAAAATGGCCCTGACACCTCTTCACGTGTCGTTAACCACGTCATGAAAGCAGTGATAGCTTCAGCAGGCCCGATGGACTGTCTAGCAAGCTCATCATGCTCCCGTTGCAGTGCTCGAAGTCTTTCAATGGAGTAGGCAACATTGGTATCATCAATGTCAAACTTGATTTTGTGTCTCCAGACCTCTTTGTTGTCTTCCGTAGGCTCGACATTCTTTCGAGCTTTGCAGAGTGGGCAAACGTCTACTGTCTCAGCATCGCCTACAACATCAATAACAGGACTATGAGCCCATAGCAATACTCTGGGAACATCATGCACATCGATGTCTACCACTTTGGCATGATAGATGTTGTCGATGGGTTGCCCTGTCTCGGCATCGGTAATTCTGGTGGCATATCCTGGCTTGCCATCGTTTTGTATACGGACCTTCCGAAGAGGTTTTTGCGTCTCTTGTTGTGTGTTATCGCTCATGTCTTTCTCTTTCATTCTTAATTAATAGTATGTACGAATAATATTATTATTCATCATCTTTCCATCCTGTAGGCTTTCCGCAATATGTGTCTACAATTTCTAAAATAGCCTCTCGAATAGGGTTAATTGTATAGTGTTCAGCTAAATAGCATACTAATCCTGCAAGCACTGCATCGCAATCGCTCATCTGATGGTCAAGAGGATCTTCGTCCGTATGCTCTACAGCCTTGCTCATCTTCTCGGCAATCTCATTCAAATTGTGATAAACCGGAACATCTTTAAGCCAATCCATGCTTTCCCCTTGTTTTCTCAATGTCCTACCAGCGTTAGAACAACAAAAATCATTGCAAAAATCGACACAATAGCATAGAAAATAGCTCTAATGGTATCACGTGCTATGGCAGCACTGATAGCAATATCGCATGCTCTGATGAGCACGAACAAGACAAGGATGAATTGCGGGTTAATGAATGTTGACATTTATGCCTCTCTTTCATTCATAATGTTCTTCTTTGTCACCTTCGTAGACCTCACTGGTGTCTCTTGAGGAAGCATCACTCTCATCAAAGCCTCTCGACTCTGTGGATTTCGCAGCAGCTTGCGCAGGTTCTTTCTTGCTCGTCTTCGCTGGCCCTTGTTGTGCATCGCTGGCTCCATTCTGCTTGCTATCGAGTGGCTGTTGCTGGCCATCGCCTTGTTGTTGCTGAGCATCGGGTGACTGTTGTCCTGGAGGTATCGCTGGCATTGGTGGTGGTGCAGGAGGTTGCTTTGCTTTATCGACTTGTGCTTGTTGCATCTGAAGAGCAATCTGTGCAGATTGTGCTTGTTCTTCAGCTACATCCTTAAATCTGGCCACTGGCGTTACATCCTTTCCTGCTATAATGACAGCCTCATCACCGCCTTCGACAGGAGATCGCCCACGCTCTGCACGTGCTTCATTTATCGTCAATGTGCCATTACGTACTGCTTTGTCCTCAATATTACTTATTACTTGATCATCGCGATAATCGGCAGAGCGGGTTTTTATTGCATAATCATAAATTCCGAGTCCTTTTTGTATCACTCGATAGTTAAATTTTTCTAAAATAATTTGTTCTATTGGTATAACCGTATTATACATAAAAGCTTTATTTTGGCTCTCACCAGTGCCACCACCAAGATTGCCGCTCTCGATAATGTTTAGCTCAGCAGGAGGCACGCCATAGACTGCCAACACTCTATCACGCTGCTTGTCTTGACCTTTGTCGAAGTCAATGTCTATAGTGCCATTGCCACATTCTACGATCTTACCACCGCCATACATCACGGGCGGTACATGAGCGTTTTGTATGCCAGTGTAATTTTCCTTGAAAAACTTTACATAGCGCTGTGCATCTTCGACTCCAGTGTCTGGACCTAGCTCAACACTGTAATTTGGTCTTGTTCCTTGTTTGAAGAACTTCTCGACCCACGTAATCATGCTTTGTTCTAAGTACACCGGGTCCTTTAAGTGCTCGATAGGAGACAATGCCTTCTTTTTAGCGCGTGGGTCCGGTAGCCACCATCGAATAATCTGGTCAGGTTCAAAATCTACTGTTTGCGTTGATCTCTCCAGCGTCTGTGTGTACTTGATGACCACGCCATGCTTGTCGAAGTGCGTCGTCATGCTCACAGCATCGATCATGTAGAGCCCGACAACCGCGCCGCCTTCCCATACTAGTTCGCAGTAAGCTTCACCAAACACCAGGATGTCAGTAGCTATAGAGCGCAAGAATTGCAGGAAATCTTCTTCAAGGTTCTCGAATCTGAGGAGATCCTGTATTCTCTCTTTGTTGGCAGGATCGCCCTTGCCCTGGTCAACTTCGACACATTCCCAGCCGCCCGATGTAATACGCTTTGCTATAACATTGACACATCCTGATACCCATTGGTTCCCTAAGAAGACTTTATAGTAGGTATCCTTGCGTTCTTTTTCGCTCAGGAGACCTTCACGAGTCTGTGTAGAGCCAACGCCCAATGATGTATCATCCCATGCCATCGACAAGTTTTGAGGACCGCCCGATGCTGCTTGTTGTTGCTTCTTGGCCATGCGACGTGTGAACGCAGCTTCTGAGATGTTGATTGGCTCTAGCAAGTCGATGCTGTTGACAAGATTAATGTTTTGTGATGCTTTTCGCGCTTGCCTGCGACGTTTAGCGGTGGCTCTACTCATGATGCGTTACCTTTTGTTGGCTATCTCATTGTTCCTACATCAAGTCTTTTCAATAATGCATTAGTAAACCTTTTAAGTTCTTCTGTCATCAATTCTTCTGCTTTGTGCATTGTCTCTGTATCAGAAACTATTTTCTTTTGCTCAATAGTCACTGCTAACCTGAGTTGCTCCCATTCGTCATCAGACAATGATATTTCAAGTTTTTTCATAGTTCATCTCCAGAAAGCTCCATATGCATCATCATCTTCATAGTATGGTTGCTGGTGTGTTTGTTGTTGTTGTGGTGGTGATGGTTCAGTATCGACAAAGACACCTCCACCTCTTGGTATAGCCAATTCATCACATGCTATTGTTGCATTATCTACCTGATCATCGTGAGCGCCAAAGGGGAAAGTCAAAAGCTCATCCTCCCATTCGACAAGCCACTTAGCATGTTTTGGGTGGAACACCTTCCCTGACTCATAGTAGACAGCCGCTGTCGTAGCCCTAGAAACTTTGTCTTTGACAGGCTTATATTGTCTAATTGGTAAACCGCGTTTACGTAATTGCTGTACTAATGCCAATTGATATGCTACTGACTCTATTTTTATGTATTCCGGTTGATACCGATGATAGAATAGCTCCGTTTGCTTTTGCTGCTCAGGGTTGTCTAAGCGTTCTCGAAGTCGAGCTATGAGGAGCAGGTCTTTCTCAGGAGTCACTGCCCACATGCAGAAGACCGTGTAATCTGCTGTGGTCTTCTGTGAGATTGCCAAGTCCTCTGTCATGAATAACCAACATGCTGATTTCAGCACCCGCTTAGGTCCTTCTGGTGTCTCCAGTTGGTAATAATCATTCTCATCCGTAAAATAGCGAAACCACAGTTGCTTGAAATGCGAACCGCCAGCAGGTGCAGGGCGTTGCTGGAATTGCGCAGCATAATTAAAACTTCCAATCGATTTTTTGAGGCTGTCTAGGACTTCTCTGGGGAACTTATTGGGCCATAACAACTCACCCTCTTCTTTACGAGGGTCGTGCGCTTTCCATGCATAT